ACGCGAGCGTAAGCAGCCACGCGGCGTTTCCGGGTGGACTTAATGGGCATGGTGGTATACCGGTTTTTGGTCGCCGGTAGTACCGTAACACGAGCGGGCATGCTCACTTTTGTCTCCTCCTTGCTTCGGCTTCTGAAGCCTTTTTCTTCATTTCAGGTGTCCAGGAATCCCGGCGCGACTTATCTTGCCAGTGAGTTTCCACCCGGCGTCCATCATAGAAAACGAAAACCAGCTTATTGTCTTCGGGTACCCGGATCTCAGCAATCTGTTCGGTGAATACATCCGGGTCGAATTCATCAATCCGGAGGACATAAGCAGCTTCCCGCATCAGGATGTCTTCTGGGATCTTTTTGGTATGGCAGTACGCTTTTCCCATCTCAAGGTAGGTAGCGCAATTCCACGCCTTCTCATAGGCAGAAGTTCGGCGGCGATAGTTCTTGCCACACTTGTCGCAGACGATCTTTTGCGTAAAGACATAATGTGGCGGCGCTTCTGCAGAAATGTTGTTCTTGAGGAAGTTGACTCTCATGATAGCCATGGCTTTCTGATAAGTCTCTCGAGAGATGATGGCCGGATGCGATCCTTCCACGAAGTACTGCGGCAGCTCACCATGATTGTGTTTGCAAACCTTAGTCAAGTGATCCACCACATACCGTTTCTGAAGAAGCATGTCGCCGGAATACTTCTCATTCTTGAGCAGGTTCCGTACCCGTTGAGCCGTCCAGACGCCACCGAAGTAGGACTTCACGTTGTGGCGGCGCAAAAGCCGCGCAATGGCTGCCGTTCCTACGCCTTCGATGTACTGATGGAAAATCCATCTGACAACAGCGGCTTCCTTTTCATGAATGGTTACCACGCACTTCTTGATGCGGTACCCATACATAAAGCACCAGCTAGTGGCGATGCCTTTCGCAAAGTCATTGCGGATTCGCCATTTGCAGTTTTCCGAAACGCTGCGGCTCTCTTCCTGGGCAAAAGAAGCGAGGATGGTCAGCATCAGCTCACCATCCCCGTTGGTCGAATGGATATTTTCCTTTTCAAAGAAGACATCAACACCCAGGTCTTTCAGTTCGCGCACAATCCGCAGAAGCGTTACCGTATTACGAGCGAATCGGCTGAGCGACTTGGTGATGACCATATCGATCTTGCCTGCCCGACAGTCCTCGACCATCCGCATGAAGTTTTCGCGGGTATCCTTGGTGCCGGAGATTGCTTCATCACTGTAGACGCCAACGTACTCCCATTCCGGATTGGACTGGATCATGCTGCTGAAATAACTGACCTGCGCGGAAAGAGAATGCATCATGGCGTCCTTGCCGGATGATACGCGAGTATAAGCCGCCACACGCTTGCGTACAGGCATCTTGGGCAGCACGGGCATCTTTGTTATGGTTCTTTCCACGATTGTCACCTCCTTGTGGTGTTGCATATTACCTCTGAAAAGGGAAATTATCAAGTCAATTCCCGGGCCAAAATGATCTTTATTTTGCGCGGAAAATGGGCTGGTACTTATCGTTCAGGCCATTCTCGATGCGGGCGTATTCCTTCTGCGTGATGATGCCCTCTTTGAGCATTCGCAGGGACAGTGCGTTCATGGCCTGATACTGCATTTCCTGGTCAAACTGCTTCTTTGTCATGCGACCACCTTCGAAAACTCACCGGAAACCCAGCCCACCTTAGAGCCGACGATTACCGCATGCCAGCCGTTATCGGCAGTTGCCACATGGGTGAACTTAGCGCCGTCAGCAGCGGAGGTGATGCGGGCGTAATTGGTACCATTGCCGATGCGAATGTTGACCTTGCCATTGCTGGACACAAGGACAACCGTGCGCACCTCGGGTACCGGCGCTTCGGGCGCAGGCGTTTCAGGTTCAGGCTGCTCAACACCATCCTCGGCATCCGCTTCTGCGCCCATCAGGGCGGCATGGGTCAGGTCGCCGTACTTGCCGTCCTGGGTCAGCCCCTGGCTCTTCTGAAACGCCTTGACCGCCTTCTCGGTTTCAGCACCAAACTTGCCGTCTGCGCCATACTTGGGCAGCTGATACCCCAGCGCCAGCAGCGTTTCCTGAAGCTCCTTCACATCGGAACCGGTCATGCCATTTTTCAGCAGGCGGCAGCCCAGGACAAGTTCCGTGGGCGCGGTATCCGAAACCTGGATTGCATCGCCATAATCGATGAACGGCAGCTCGTACCAGTAGAGCCAAGAGCGATCCAGCAGCTTCGTTTTGACACAGCCATAATTGAAACCGCGCCACTCAACCACCTCGCCATTGCCCACATAGTAGCCCACATGGCCTTCCTTGTGAACAGCCAGGCCGACCACTTCAGGCAGAGTATCAATATCGCCCCAGGCCTTGCCCTTGGACTTGGCATAGGAGAACATGCTGCCAGCGCCCTTGTCCGGGCAACCGTTGGAGCCATAGGAATTCTTGACGGAATCATCCGTGCCAATGGCCTCCAGCATAGCAGCACCGCCACCCGTCCAGGCATAGCCCTTTGCGCCGCCAATGCAGTCAGCTACCACACACTTGTTGTCGATGTCCTGTTTGTAGCGGCTCTTGCGGGACGCCTCGTAATGACTCGGATACTGATTGGTTTTCCGGGTCAGCAGGCTGTTCGTTGCCTTATAACCACAGGTGCCATACCAATAAGGCTGGCCTACCATCGCAAGACAGTAGGCCGCAAAGTGCTCATTGGTAAAAGGCGTGTTGATGCGATCAGACATCCGTGTTTTCCTCCTTAGTATCTTCCACCTCAGGCTTGGGGTTCTTGTCGTGCAGCTGCGCCAGGATGGTCTTCAGCTTTTCAGGGATCGGCAGGCCCAGATGGCCAGCGTTCTCCAGAACAGACACTCCCTCGTTGGAAAGGTAGAAGCAGATCACAGCACTGCGCAGCGCCTCGCCGGTACCTACCACATGCAGGTCAACGATGTGCGCAATACCCACCAGCATGATGATCAGCGCCTTCTTGAAGATCCCCTTAAAGCCCACCGCGCTGGAAAGCTTCTTGTCGACCACAGCGCACATAATGCCGGTAACGTAGTCAGCGACCATGAAAATGATGAGGGCGGTCATCAGACCATCCACACCGCCGATGAAATAACCGAGCCAACCGCCCACGATGGAAAAGCCCATCTGAAGCTTGGCCCATACCAGATCAATAGTGAAATCACGCATTCAGTTATCCTCCTTGAAAATAGGTATAGTAAAAGCCGCCCCTTTCGGAACGGCTGATACACAATTTAGTCCTCATCCCATATCTCCACGAGTGCCTCTGCACCATCTTCCTCGGGTGCCCGAAGAATCAGCACGTTACCGACCATGGAAAGCGGCATACTATTCGTTTTGTGCAGAAGCTCAATCCCGGTTGTACCTACGGTGCATGAGTACAAAGGACAATACATGACGATCACCAAGCTTCCGCAGACGACATCACTCAATGTAAAGTTGCCATCTGTGCTGGTTTCATCAATGTAAGGGCCATTGCTGGTATTAGCGACCTTAAGATAGAAATGACCAACGTTATATTGTCTTGCAAACCGGATGGTACATTTTCCTTTGCTGGACGATGCACTGCCACCGGACGGATTACCAAGGGACGCCAAGATCGCTTCCAACGCGGCTGTATTCTGTTCAAGTTGCGATGCCATAGCGACTCCTTTCATTATCAGTCATCGTCAATGAAATGTACTGTACCTTGTGCACCATCTGTTTCGGGCGCTTTCAGGACATAGCAGTACATCGAACTATGCTCAAGCTCCACACCGCCTCCTGTGGTAACTTCGCCTTGCATATAGAACTCATAACGAAGTGCTATCGTGGAGCCACAAAGTACATCCTGCAAAACAATCGGTGCCACGATTGCCTTGCCAGTATAGAGACTGTCTTGCACTGTGATCACTTGCTGACCATCTACCACTTTCGTATAGAACAGAAAAGCAAACACTCTTCCCGAACCTTCTGTGATGGTCACAGTGCAAGAGCCAGGACTACCGCCACCGCCGGGAACGCTTTCCTGATTGTTGATGGCTTCTTGGATCTGCGCGATCAAGACCGCCTGCTGGCTCACTTCGTCCTGGATGCGTTCGATTTGCGCTTGAACGCTCATGCCAAACCACCTCAGATTGCTGCTAAAGCAGCCTCAATATCGCCACTCAAAGACACCGTACCGCCCGTGGTATAACCAGCAGGAATGCTAATGCTCAAGATGCTCAAGCCATCCATGGTTTCGTCGATTTCGCCATTATCAGGAATGCTACCATTGACCAGGGAGCCGTCTGCCAGAACAAATTTCTTGGTATCCAGCACATCTGCTGCGGTAGCGGTCACACCGGATACATCGTGCAAGGTGGCCGGGATCTCGGCAACAACAACTTTCGTGAGAACTTTGCCGCTGGTAGGCGTAATGGTCTGTTCACTGCGGGAGGGCGTGACATTCTTGGTTTCCGTAGAGATCTTGACCACGCCAGCGCCGGTATGATAGCCCTTGGGCACCGTATAGCTGGTGGTTGTGGCATCCAGCGTTTTGGCAACAGCACCATTGTTGGGCATAGAACCGGCTACCGTTTCACCCTTGGCTGAGATGATTACTTTATTGGCCAGCACATCCGCAGCCTCGGCAGTAACGTTCGCCACATCCGCATAGTTTTCAGGAATGGCCGAAACGGTCACATCGCTCAAGCCATAATAACCACTATCAGGGGTCACATTCTGCTGGCCCTTAGTAGGCGTTACCGTCTTGCTTTGCAGCGAGTAATTGCCGCCGCCAGCCACACCCGAAACCGTACCACTGCCATTATGATAACCACGTGGGATGGTATACGTATCGCCCTCCTGCACCTGGGCAGAAACTGCGCCTTTGTTCTCAATACCCTCGATTGCTGTAGCCAGAGCATCGATCTTCGCTGTACTGTTAGCCAGGCCCAGTTCGACGAGTTTGGTTCGGATGGTATTGCGTGCCGATTGGATTCTTGTGATTTCAGATTGCGTACTCATGTACATCACTCCTTTAAATCGTATATAGCAAGGAATTGATATTCCCGACTTCTGTGAAAACAGCAGCGCTGGTGATTGGCAAAGTATTATCCTTCTCCACGCTGGAAGCGGTCACTACGCCAAGAACACCATTCTTCATCCGAAGTGTTTCATCTGTGGCAAGGACTGTACTGCCTGATTCACCACTGCCGCTATACCCTTGGGGAATGCCAAAGATCAGAACGCCGTCGCGCAGTTCCACGTATGCTTTTTCACCGGGTGCCAAGGTTACCGCTTGCGCGTCCAACCCGGTCAAGCGGTCGACAGCCTGCTCCACTTCCTGGGCTGCATCCGTCACCCTTGACACCCAGTCCTCAAAAGGGTCGGGCGGATCGTGGGCATGGCCTGTCATGCTGGAAGAAACTCTGAAAGGAATAAGGTCAGACTTCGCAACCATGTCCCCATACGCTGCACGGACTTCAATGCGACCATCACCGGCAATAGCTGTTTCGGTGGAAGTGATGATCCAGGACAGGATGTCGCCTTCCAGCGAAGTCTGACCGATATAGGGATTCTCTTCGCCGGGTCGTCTTACAAGAATTGAAAACTCCGCATCCGGCCAGCGTTTCAGAAAGGTGCTCACATCGAATTGGATGGTTTGTGCTAAATGCTCACCTTGCCTGCCAATATGAATCAGGCCAATACGCTTAATGCTGTAAATCACAATGATGCCTCCTTATGTGCCAATGGCGAACCAGTCAACAGCACGTGCGGTACCAAAGTTACCACCAACAACGATGCCGAAGCTGGTCGTTGTTTTGGTGTGGATCTTGATCGCACCATTGTCGCCTGACCAGTTGCTGCCCGTTGTAGAATAGCTGGCGAATACCTTCGGAACGGAGGTAAAGCCCGCACTTGAATAACTGACTGTGATAGACGCATCGCCGTCAATGGTGGTGCTGCCATAGGCAAACTTGTAAGGCAGTCGGGCGGCGGCAATGGTGCCAGAGGTAATGTTGGACGCAGCATGGTTATGGGACGATGCTGCCGCGCCAATGTTCGCAGGCGTAATGCCCAGGTTGGTACGTGCATTGGCGGCGGTTGTGGCCCCAGTTCCACCATTGGCCAGCGGTACCGCTCCGGTGGTATTGCCAAGTCCCAGAGCATTCCGGGCAGCGGCAGCGGTCGTCGCGCCAGTGCCCCCATTGGCAATTGGGACGGCACCCGATGTATTGCCAAGCCCCAATGCATTCCGAGCAGCAGCAACGGTGGTTTTACCGGTGCCACCTTGGGCAATGGGCAAAGGCGTAGACAAAGAAACAGGCCAGCCGAACTCTACTGTTCCGGAGGTTTCAGCAACCTTGCCAAAGGCAATGCCCGAGCCATCCTTGTAGAAGTCCATCATGACCTGTTTGGTGCCAACACTAACCGTCTGCTCGATATAGCCGAAGAAGTCGGCAAGCCGTACCTTGATGTCGTAGGATTTCAGCACATCAAAGGTCTGGCTCAGCAGCTTGTTTGTGGCGCTGATCTTGTAACTGCTGGCGGCGATTGTGGTACTGGTTGACCAGGACGTTGCAGTCGACAGTTTGTAATAGACTGTACAGGTTACCGTGTTCTTGCTGCCAACAGAGGAAACCGAACCCGCTGTGGTAATCCTGACCTTGGTGCCGTCCATCTGTGCTGCAGAACCATCCGAATTACAGCGCTGCGCACTAAGCGATGTCAACGATGGCGGCGAATAGTCAACCACCGTGATGTTCGTTGTCTTACTGGCTGTGCGCCCGCGTGAATCAGTGACCGTTACCACAATAGCGTTAGTGCCTGCTGTATTCAGGGTTGCAGTGGTAAAGGTGGACGCCGTATAGGTCGCACCGCCCACCGTGGTTCGGTAGGAAGAAATGGTACTGCCTCTGGCACCTGCTGCCGTTATGGTTACCGTTACGGTACTCTTTGTTCGGACATAGGCTGCAAACTGTGCTGCGATTCCGGAGGTTGCTTCCGCGACTGCCACCGTCGAGATGGTAGGCTTCACGGAAGCCGGTACGGTCAGGGTGATCGAGCAGGTTTTTGTGCCTGTCAATGTGTTATTTACATAGGTTTTGCAGGTAATGGTACAGATGCCCGAAGTGGCGCTTGGAATCTGAGACGCCAAGGTCAAAGCGGGTGTCCAAGTCGTAGACGCGCCCACACTTGAAGCGATGGTTCCGCTTGTACTGCCAAATGCATAGGTAATCGTGTGTGTTGCAGCAGTGCTGGCTCGATTGGTATAGATCGTCACGCTGCTGCCCATTTCAACGCTGCTGGCAGAGGTCGTGGGAACGCTGGCCGCTTCCTCGTAGGAAACCGTCATGGTCACCGCTGTCCATTGGAAGTAGTTGTAGGAATAGCCGCTTGCCGTGGATGAAGGACTGGGGTTGTAGATGGTGAAGGTGTTGTTGCCAGCCTGAATGTAAGCTGCCATGTTAGTAAACAATGTACCGCTCATGGCGTAGCTGGTTGTGTTGTCATAGAAGCTGCCATCAAAAGTGCCTAGCGCATCCCCGACATAGTTTGCGCCGGTAATACCTTCACGCGCTACCGCCTGGTACTTGGACTTGCGCATGTACACGGTCTTGGTATGACTGGCACCATGACCGGACTTGGCAGAGGTCACAGTCAGCGTAATGCCGGTGATCACCTTATTGGCAAGGGACATACCCGAGAAATGAATAATGCCAACGTAGTTATAGTCATCCGTGTAGTATTCCTGACATGCGCGGTCAGACTTTGCATTGCTGGATGACGAGGTTTTTCGTGTTCGCAGCGATGCACTGTAGGTTGCTGTTGCCATGTGTTGCCTCCCTTAACCGGTATAGATAACGGACAGATTGCCGTTTGTCTGCGGCTCGAAGGCAAACTTGCCGATCTGCAGCCGCGTCAGAATCTCAGCTTGGGTCACATAGAGTTTGTTATTGCTCAGATAGGCGACCTCGGTGTTGTTCATGTAAAAAGCCAGGCGATCATTGACAACACGGAAAGTGAACGGGTTTCCCGTTTTGCCAATGACCAGGCCTGACTCAGAGAAGGTCATATAGGTTTGAATGAGCGCCAACTGCTCTGCAGTAGCTTCGGTGGCATTGTCCAGGTCTGTCTGCATTTCAGAGATGCGTGACACCGACCAGGTGAAGTTCTCCTCTGTCTGCTCGGATAGGGTTGTCAGCTGCTCCGTGATCTGTGCCACTTCATTGGCTGCGGCATAGTTTGCCTGCACTTCCTGTCGAATGCTGTCGGAAGAAGTATTGATCAGCGCATGGACGTCCGTCAGTTTCAGTTCCAGATGCTCAATATCGTCCTCGGGTGCACACACCCAGTCAGAAGCCGTATTGCCTCTTTCCAGCATCGCCCGCTGAATGAACACATTGCCTGTACCAGCATTGACGCGCACCCGGCAATAAACGATGTCTGCCGTAGTGTATCCACTTTTCATCTTCACTGGCTGGCTGTATCGCCGATATTCGGTGGTCAGGTTGGTAAAACTCTGGGTACTGATGAGCGTGGAATCGTCGCGAAAATAGAAGTCAACGCTCATTCCTTCCACATCACCGCGCCCTTCAAAGGAGAACACAAACTCAGTGCAGTCCATTTCTTTGAGCAGCGGAGAGTAGTTGTAGTCATAGGATGTGTTACTGGTAGCGCGGCTCTTTGTGCGCTCGTCCTCGGTGTCCAGCAGCAGGTTTCGACCGCCACTGGTACCGCCTGAAACTACCTCCCACGCACTGCCATTCCAACGCTTAAGCACAGTCGGCGATTGCGAGGTATCGAGCCAGAGCATGCCATTGACCGGGTTCTTGGGCGCAGTCCCGGAAGCAATCGGATCACTCAGATCCACGATCGTGTGCTGTGCTGTTGCAATCATCAGGACACCTCACAAATAAAGGTGGTTTTCACATCCACATCGTCGCCATCCACACTGATGGATTTGCCAGTACCAAAGGCAGAACCGCTATCCAAAGCCTGACCATCCTTGTCCCGGCGATACCAGGTGTAGGTATGCTCGGTACCAGCAGTATCGACCTCTTCACCGTTCTGGAACAAGCGGCAGGTCAGGGTCGAAGTGCCAACGGTATTCTTAAAGATGTCACCGCCAGTGGAGTCGATCGTTGCCTGGTAATTATCCGTTTTGTCAATGAGCGTGATAACATCCGTATAGACCTTGTTGCCGTAGGTCATCTGGCAGCGATAGCTGGCCATGCCGGTTACCGTGGAACCCTGGACAGTGAGCGAACTGGAAGTGCCGCCGCTTACCGTGTTCCAGGAACCAGACGCATACTTAGACCAGGCATAGGTAGCACCGGATGTGATCGCCGCCGCACCTTTGTATGCTGCCGTCTGGACAGTCAGGCTGCCTTGACCATTCTGGAATACCGTGCCATTGGGCGCATAGATACTGAACACAATGGCATCTGCACCCGCAGCGCCCGGAGCCCCTGCAGCACCCGTAGCACCGGTCGCACCCGTGTTCACCTTACTCCAGTTGATCTTCAGGGTCGTGCTGACAGGGGCCGTAATGGGAACCGACAGCACACCCTGCTGCTGACCGCTGCCACCCAGCGTGGCATTGGCAGTAATGGTAATGGTGATCGGGATTTCATTACTGGTGGCGCTGCCCTTGGATACCGTCATACCGGTCACTGCACCCGAAATAGTACCAACCGTAGGCGTTGTTTTGGTCGTTCCCTTGTATGCAACCACGTTACAGGTGACCGTTGTTGCAGTGACCTGACCGGACGCATTGGCGGCGAAAGTCACATTCTCATTGGTCAGGAAAGCCACAGAAGCGGCTGCGCCTGCGCTACCATTGGTGCCGTTCGTGCCATTGGCACCGTCGCTGACTTTGTAGATCGAAGTGGTATCGCCAACGTTGCTGTCGGAAGTTAGCAGGCGCAGCGTAGCGGTATCATTCACAAAGATAGCATGGGTGGGCTTCACTACCAGCGTGGTACCAGTGGTGTTTGCGTTATCGTTAGTCGTGGGATAGTCCGCCCAAGTGCCATCGGATTTCTTGTACTGCCACTTGTTCACGGTCACGTTCTGCAGATTGGCAGTCATGGTAATCTGCGCGGGAGACACAGAACCGGAAGCGGTGTACTTGAACACCTGCTCACCGCTGATCCAGGCAGATCGTGCGTTTTCGCCAGTCTTCACCAGTGCAAACGTAATGTCTGCGGTGGCGTTGATGGGAAGATCCGTGTCGGGATCGGTATAGGTCACGTAAGCAATGTAGGTCAGCAAGCCGCTGGTAATGGACGACAGCTTATTGGCGCTGACGGTCAGCACATTACCGCTGACACTTTCACCGGTGGTCAGGTTAGCCTCCGAAGAAGAACCTTCCTTACGCTTCCAGGTGATGCTAAGCGCCGTGTTTGTCAGCGCGATTGCGGTCTGATTGGCATAGACCACAGGCGTAATGACCAGCTTACCTGCAGTGGTTGTCCAGTCCGGTGCAAAAGCAGCTGCATTCACATCCATGATCTGCGTTCGGGGCTGATTGGAACCCAAGTATGCGGATAGGGACTTACCGTCGGAAAGGTCGATGATTGTTTTGGAACCAGTAGCAATAATCGCCATGAAGTACCTCCTTATGAATCAGTCAAATCACATTGATAGGTTGCGCTATATTGAACATCCAGCACGGTAAGCTGAATGGATTTCATTCCCCGGTGACTGGCATTCCATAGCGCGTCTGCCGTGGAGTCAGCAGAGACGCGCTTCCAGTTGAACCGGGAAGCAGGCAGCTTGTCAGTCATGTCCTCACTGCCATGCCACACCCGAGCAGACAGTGTGGTGTTTTTGACAGCATTCGACAAAATATCCGTAGTGGACAGCACCTCCACCCGATAGCCCAGCAGGTTATCCATGTCGGTATAGATCGTTTCGACACGCTGGTTGATGCCAACATTGCTGGTCAGGTCAAGGGTGGAGCCAAAGTCGGAAGTCACATGCGCCGTTGTGAGTGTGCCTGCTTTGATCTTGCTGCCTTCAATGGTGGCTGCCGCGATCCGATCGCCTGTAATGGAACCAGCAAGGATTTCATTGGCAGTGATCGTGGCAGCAGCAATCTGGTCAGCAGTAATCGACCGGGCAACAATCACCGTGCCATTCAGCTGGCTGCGATACTTTTCATCGGATAGTTCCGTCATGGAAAGGCCGGACGCCTGGGCATTGATTTCATAGATCAGGCCATCATTGCCCTTGATGATCAGGCGCTCCGTTGCTAGGGTACCGGAAGTGATCACATCCGCGTTCAGGGATACAACCTTTGCTTCCGTAATGGAAGCATCCGCAATCTGCGCTGTTCCAACAGCACCGTTCTCGATCAGGGCTGCCGTAATAGCACCCAATGCAATCTGCGCTGTATCGACAGCGGCATTGCTGATATGCGCATTGGTAATGGCAGCATTAGCAATCTTAGCAGCGGTCACCGCAAGGTTGTCGATCTGAGCAGAACTGACCGCCAGTTCAGCGATCTTTGCCCGGGTAATGGCAGCGTCCATGATTTTGCCAGTGGTAATGGCCGCTTCCTGGATATGCGCCGATTCAATGGCTGCACCAGCAATCTGGGCAGAAGTAATGGCTGCATTGGCGATCTTGGCGGTGTCAATGGCAGCGTCTCGGATGTTCGCCGTATCAATCGCAGCATCATCGATCTTCGCATGGGTGATCGCTGCATCATGGATATGGCCTGTCTGGATCTGTGCCTCGCCAATATGAGCTGCATTGATCGCAGCTTCCTCAATGTGCGCAGACTGAATAGCGGCATCCTGAATGTGCGCACTACCAATGACCGCTTCACCAATGTGCGCTGAATCGATGGCTGCATCTGCGATCTTGGCTTTGGTAATGGAAGCATCCTCGATCTGGGCGGTACCGATGGCGGCTTCCTGGATATGGGCTTGCCCAATGGCTGCCTGCTGGATATGTGCAGAGCCAATGGCCGCGGTCTTTACCTGCATACTGCCAATGGATGCGTGTTGGATATGCCCGGTGCCGATGCTCCCCAGGGAAAGCTTGCCGCCGCCAATACTGCCGCTGGCGATCTGGCTGGCAGAGATCAGACTGCCCTCCAGCGAGGTTTCCGCAGTACCCAGGGTCACCTTGGTATAGCGACACAGCAAGCAGTCGTAAGTGTACTGGGTCATGCGCAGGGCCACATTCAGCGCGAGCTTATCTACAATGACCTGCACACTATCGCCCAGAAACACATTGTGAAGCACGCCATACTGGGCGTACTCCACCGTGTCGTCCAGGTTTAAGAAGTCAACGGTCAGGGTGACAGTGGGCAGATCACAGCCTTTGTCATACTCGGCCTGCGCTGCCTCCCGCAGTTTGGTGTACACTTCGCTGAGACTCATGTCCTCAGACTCGGTGGCGTCGCTGACCGCCAGGTGGTACCACTTGGGATGCGGATATGCGTCAATGTTGAGGCTATCGATATGCTTTTCCGGCAGGTAGACAATCTCGCCGTCCTCGTTCTCACCAGTCGGAAGAATGCGGGTGACCACATTGGAAATGTCCACATCGTAGCTGATGCCCAGCAGATTCTTGCCTTGCCGGATCTGAACATTCGACACATTGCCGACCCGTTTGACCAGGTACACATCGTACCAGTCACGGGCCAATTCACCGGCAAAGGTTTCTGTGATGCCGCCTTCGCCCAGGATGGCATCTACAGGGTTAACCTGCTCAAAACTCAGATCATCCGCTGTGCCTGTGAGGTCAGTGAACAGGGTGAAGTCATGATCCGATTCGCACTCGTCCAAGGTGGCATGAGCAGCGGTGGAGGCACTCACGCCTGCACCCGGCTTATAGCTGAGGATCATGTTGTCCATGAGGTCATAGAACACATGCCGCGCATACACCTGAACCTCGGTAAGCGTAGGCACCACACGATAGATTCTGAAGGGCTGTTCGCGCAGCTGCTTGGACTCAATGACCTGACCGGTCGCCTGGGCGGTGGTGGATTCGGTTCTGACATAGTCCAGGTACTCGGATGCCATATACCCGCGCTTGCCATCCGGGCAGATGACCTCGAACCAGGAATCGCTGTAGCGGTCCACCAGCACGATCTCCGCTCCCGGCTTATACTGTGCCAGGCGCTTGGTGCTGGTGCTGGGGCCAGAGCGCAGGTTCAATCGGCCCTCGTTGTTTACCTTGTAGATGACCTTGCCTGCGTCCTGGGAGATCAGCTTGACATAAGGCGTCGGTGAAGCAGGAACAGGGGCTTTGATAATGCAGCCCACCTGCAGGTATGCCCAGCGATCCCGATCATCCAGCGGGTGAACCATAGAGAGTTCCCACTCACCATTGAGGGTCTCAGTGACCTCGCAAGTGGTCGGCTGAAGCACACACAGACCGTTGGTGGTAAAGTCGTTACAGTCCTGGGGATAAACGCAGATCATTGCAGGTCACCTCCCTTCCTGCGTTATAGCGATCGCCAGTTAGGCGTTATCTTGATAGAAGTCACACCGCCTGTCCAGTTGACATAGGCACCCATGGGCAGGATCCGGGGAAACTCGCCGGTCATGCATTCCGTCTTGGATTCGTAGTTCTTCGTGACCTCCATGTACTCACAGTCAACCTTGACGGTTCCGGTAATCCCCTTGAGTTCAAAGAGATAGCCACCCAGGGTGATTTCTGCATCCGAGGTCAGCCTGATCTCCAGGATTGGCTCGGCATAGACTGTGCCCGGGTTATTCACGAAAGTGCCCGAGGTGGTCACATTAATGGCAGCATTGCTGGCGTGATAAAAGAAAGGCTGGCAGCGGAAGTTCACCACAAAAGAGCGATGCGGGTTGCCCCTGAGGATCTTCTCAAACTCGATCTGATTGGTAACCCGCGCACGATAAAAGCCACCCTGCCGATTGGCAAAGGTGACTGTGCCGCTGCCCCGGAGCCAGGCTGCGATCTCGGGCAGGCGATTGGTATCGGATATGAAGCAGGTAGCCGACAGGATCATGTCGTCGTACACATCGTCGCCTTCCAAAGTTGTCAGTGTACCCGGCCTGCCTGGGATGCTGGTAAAGGTTGCGCGTTCGTTGGGAATGGTGATGGGCGGCTGTTCGGAAACGTGAATCCCATATTCCGTACAGCGCTTCCCGTTCCATTCAAACCAGTCGTTCAAAAAACATCACCTTCCTGAAACGAGAAAAACGCCACCTGACAAGGCAGCGTTCGAGGGGTTATAAGGGGTTATTCACACTTGCGGATGATGTCAAAGCCGTGGATCGCGGCTAGGCTTGAGCCGTTCTCCCATCGGATATGGATGCCACCCGCGTCATCCACGTGCTGCACTACGCCTTTCAGGCCCTTGGGCATGTGGCGGTAGGGATCGTTCATCTCGACCAGCTCTACCTTGGTGCCAGCCGGGTACTGCTCACGGAGTGACTTGAGGACTTCGGGGCGAATGGACATGGAAAACATAACGCTCTGCCTCCTTACGCTTTTGTCCAGTAGTTGAGTACGGTCAGGCTGGTGCAGTTCCAGATGTCATTGCACTTGCCATCGATCATGCAGGTCAGGTGGTTGGCCACGCTGATGACCTGCGTTGCATGCGGATTCTTCTTGCACCACTCGGCCACCGTATACTTGGTGCCGTCAGCCTTGCGAGGCTGCTTGCCCTTCGTCCAGCCCTGCTCCTGAAGGTAGCGATCGTAGCAGTCCTTGTAAGCAAGCTCGGACTTCATCTTCAGGGCGACCTTGAAAAGGCCGGTCAGGGTGTCATCCCAACTGTCTCCCGAGGCGCGGGCAATGGCGCGAATGACGCAATCGCCTGTTCTGCGCCCCTTGGGGTTTTCGTTGTGGAAGTGGAAGGTTGCGGTCTCTCGGGGAATCTTGCGGATCATGCGATCTGCCTCCTTTGTCTTGGTGTGACGACATATTCGCTCTGATCCGCAAGAATAGCAAGTAGAATAATGAGGCCGTACATTTGTCGATGATGAACAATACATCACGCCATTCTGAGGCCACGACCGCGCTGCTGGCGTCTGGACAGGGATGCGATTTCAATAGCAAGGGAGCGGATGTCCTGTTCATCCCGAACAGTCATCTGGGCTACTTGCACCGTGGAGGACACGTTATTGTTGTAAGTGCGGCGGTTATCGGTACTGCCGGTCGAGATGCTGCCAGTCTTGGCTTCACCTGTCAGGTACCGGGATGCGTTCCGGATGATCTTTGCCTGTTCCTTGGTACTGTCCAGAACGCCTTCGCCGAAACCTTCCATCGTCATGGCACCTACCTCATCTCGGAAGACTCGGGAAGGCGATGCGATTTTCAGTTCCGTCTTGGCAGCGTTCACAGCAGAACGCGCTGCCAGCTTCATTGCAGCGACAACCGCAGCACGGCCAGATAGAATACCTAAGACCAGACCAGCCATGGCATTGGTGCCAATACGCTTCATGCTCAGCGCATTCAGCTGGGCAGACAAGGAACTTCTGACCCCAGCGGCAGTGGTGGCCGCATACGAGGAAAGATCGGTGGCTGCCATGCCCTCGCCGATACCTAACGCTGCATCTGCGCCGACAGGCTTCGTGCTGTTGGCAGGCGACGCCGAGTCAAAAGCGCCGCTGCTGCGAAGGGCCGTATCAGCATTGGCAGCTACGGTCTGCGCATAAGGCGTCAGATCGGCGGAGGCCATGCCTTCACCAATTCCAGCACCCGCATCTTCACCTACACCCTTGGCATCATCAATCAGCAACTGAAGGTTTTCCAGTAGATTTTCAGTGGTAGTCGGAACGCCTGCATCTGTTAAGCTTTGTGCCAGGGATCCTCTCACGTTTTGACCAATGCCAAGCTCCTCTGCCATCCGAACAAACTCAAGGATGGCTTCTAGATTGCCTACATCCAGATCGCTCAGGTCATATCCTTCATTGATCGCCTTTACAGCTTCACTGGTATAGGCCGTCAGCTGTGCCAGTGCATCACCGCCCAGCTGCTGATTGATCTGATCCTCGATTCCATCTTTCTCAAGTCCGGATGTCAAGCCTCCAAAGAACACCCAGCTATTCCAGTTGTTCAAGAGGAAATCCATTCGTTGAGAAAGGCCCTTGACCCAGTCCATTGTGCTGCCGCCAAGAATGGAGTTTAGGAACCCCCAGTCATTCTTGCTAACATCACCGAAGCCAAACTGTACGGAAACATAGTCGGTATCTAGACTAGAGGACAGATCCGCACGAGCCTGTTCGCTACCGGTAATTTTGGGCGTAACCAGCACATGCAGTGTGCCATCATCAGCTAGGACAGCCACTTTGTCGGCGGTTAGCATATCCTCGGTAACCGCTGTCACCGGGATTTCTGTGCCTTCATGCCAGAACTTCGTGTTGGGGTCTAGCAGTGCTTCTGTGGGATCCTCATAGGTTTCGCCCAGGCGTACAATGCCTTCGACCTCCACCGGATTATTCTTGATAAAGTTTCGATAGGCCATCAGGTCATAACCTGACAGGCCGATATCCAAGGTCAATACCGGTTTCTGTGCATTAGTATCATCATACTTAGCAATGTAGGCTACGAAGTTCTGCATCAGCGTACTCTTGTCGCAGCCAGTCGCTTCGGCAAAGGCCGAAACCGTAGCCTCGATCTGATCCGGGGACAAGGCAGAGATGTCTACACCCTCCGCTTCCAGGTACTTGCAGATCAAAGCGCAGATGTTATCCGGGGTCAACGCAGTTGTGAGCGCTCCGCCCGTGACTTCCTCATAAGCCATAACGGTAGCCGTAATGGCATCCGGGGTTAGACCGGTGGTGTCGATGTTGTTGTCCTCCATATACTTGAGGACATACGCTGTGATGTCACTCGGGGACAACTGCGACACATCCGTCCCAGATGCCAGTTCCTGATAGCCACTGACGATGCCAACAATGTTCTGAGGGGTCAGACCCGAAACATCCACGCCACTGGTAGCTTCTGCGTATACGCTCACGTAGGCGACCAAGCCAGCCGGTGTCAGCTGACTCTTGTCTGCGCCTTCAGGAATTTCCGTATACTTAGCAATCACAGCGTTTACCAGGGGCTGCTGTTTGATAGCGGTTTCCGCTTCGGTATAACTTTGGATAACAGCCGCCGTGGTAATGGCACCAGGGTTTGCAGCGAATGCATCCCATCGCGCCTGAGCACCTGTCATGTCCAGATCAGTGGCGATCTTCAGCACTTCTTCGGGAAGCGCCTCGCCAAACATGACCTCAAGACCAGGCAGCACACCGGGACGATTATTCAGGAATGCCTGAATGGCGGCAATCTGATCCAAAGCAGTCGTGAAGTCGATCTCGGGGAACAGAAGCTTCAGTTCATCTTCCGTCATGCCGCTGTCCAGCAAGGACTGGATTTGCATCAGGATGCCTACGTACTCAACCAGCGCACCTTCATCCATGCCCGCAGTCAACTGATTCATTTCCTCCAGGATGGCAGGCTTGTCAGCTTCATCAGCAGTCGAGTATTCGCGCATCAGTTGAATGAGCCTGGCAACATCATTATTTGTCTGCTGGATGTCCTCCTGGTTCCATACAGGCATCACAATGCCCGCTAAGGTTTCAGCGTACTCAAGTGCAGCTGCCCGGCGGTCTGCAAGATACCGAGTGTTCAGGTCATCCAGGGCAGCCTGCTTTTCAGCGCCGTCCTCCATAAGCATGATGACCTGGTATTCCTTGTCATACTGCTCGTCCAGCTTGGCATTCACAGCAGCCATGCCCTCGGCGGAGGCAACCATAGCGTTTTGATAGACCGTAACGCTGGCATCAGACTGGCCACGTGCCTGTGCGCGGGCAACTTCAGCGTCCACCTTTCGACGGATGGTATCAAATCCGTCCGGATCAGCTGCAGTTAGGTTGTATTTGATCTCGATCGCACCGCGCATATCGATGAGTTCTTGCAGGCGCTTCTGATCCTTTTCAGTGAAGTGGCCGTTCTGCCGCTTTTTCAGCAGTTTTTCCACTTCAGCATCAATGGCGTCCAGCGTCGCAATATCCGCTGCAAGGCTTTCAGATACAGTCGTGTATCCGCCCGCGTCTGCAGTTTCCTTCAAAGCTTCCAGCTCGCTGCGGGTTGCAGCGGTCATGCTTTTGAAGGAGTCCGTCCAGTGCGTGACGATCTCATTGGTTTCCTTTTCGCCGTCCGACCATACGCGCAGCAAACCGTCCAACCAGGTCTGCATATTGCCAGCGTCTCGGGTAAAATCATCTGCAGACATACCAAAGAAGGACAAACCTTCGCTGTTGCCATAGAAGGTTTCGGCTGCGGTGTTTTTCCATTCGTCCGCCGTCTTGTTCATGCCTTCCATAGCTTCTCGTGCCATCTTGGCACCGGATGCATAGTCGATTATCGCAACGGTTGCTGTAATGGCAGCCGCTGCAATAGCCAGCCAGAAGGAAGGCGATTTGCTCAGAACGGAGAAGAAGCCCTTCGCGCCACCGCCTGCTTTACCCACAGCGGTCGCAAACTTGCCAATGCCGGTAGCAGCTTTGCCAATGCCTGTATGGAGCTTGCCCACCAGGAGCAGCACCGGGCCAATGGCAGCAGCGAATCCGGCAAACTTAATGATCTGCATGCGCTGTGCTTCGTCCATTTCCAGGAATGAATCCAGCATATCGTTTGCACCGGAAATCAGATCCTTGATGACAGGATTCAAGTCATCACCGATCTGCTGGCCAAACAGGATGGCTTTGTTTTTAAGATTCGTCAGCTGGCTGGCAGTAGTCGCATAGCGTTTGCCTGCTTCTTCAGTCAGCGCAACGTTCTCATTCCAGGCTGCAGTAGCCGTGGCTTGTGTGTTTGCAAAAAGCTCAGTAGCGTTAACGGAGCGAAGAAGTGTGTCTCTGAGGCGGACTTCAGAAATGCCGATCTCGTTCAGGACAGCAATGGCGCTCATGCCTTCATCGTCCATGCTGGCCAGGCCTTCGATGAAAGCCTGGAACACAGCGGCAGGATCCGCATTCCACATCTGAACGAACTGTTCTTCAGACATGCCGCAGATCGTGGCAAAGTCGGTCAGAGCATCTCCGCCTGTGGCAGCGGCCACTTCCATCTTGACCAGCGCTTTACTGAAAGCGGAACCGCCCATCTGGGCTTCGATGCCCACAGCAGACAATGCCGTAGCAAAGCCCAGGATCTGCGCTTCGGAAAGGCCCACCTGATGACCAGCAGCTGCCAGTCGCAGGGACATTTCCATGATCGCGGATTCGGTGGTGGCGTAGTTGTTGCCCAGGTCAACCAGGGTAGCGCCCAGGTTGCCGAACTGGCTCTGATCCATGGAGGTGATGTTCGCAAACTTCGCCAGGGTGGAGGCAGCTTCAGCAGCCACGATATCCGTGGAGTTGCCCAAGTCCACCATGGTGCGAGTGAACTCAGACAGATGCTCGGTGGCAATACCCAGCTGACCAGCAACGGCCATAACCTCTGCAATGTCGTCCGCAGAAGTGGCTACCTCCGTAGACATCTGCTTGACTTCCGCAGACAGACTAGCAAACTCATCTTCCGTGGCATCAACCGTCTTGCGAACAGATGCAAAGGCCGATTCAAAACTGATGGATGACTTAATGGCAACCGCGCCCAAAGCGGCGATTGGTGTCGTGATGGTAGTAGTCAGCGCTCGTCCGGCACTGGTAAGCAGCTGGCCGGACTTTTGCATTTTATCGCCAAAGGTGTCCAGGCTTTCACCGAGCCTTGTCCAGGCTGACCGAGCGGTGTTCAGCTGCTGATTGGTGCGCTGAATCTCGGCTCGGGTTGATTCCAAGGCTGCTCGAGCATCGTTCAGCGCCGCCTCTGCATCGATCACTTCGTTGGTTGCTGCCTGAATGGCCTGGGGATCGTTTGCCTGCTGGGCAGCGATGAGCTTGGCTCTGGCTGCATCAAGGGCGATAGCATATTGATCGACCTGCCGCTCCTGAAGGCCCATCTTCTCATTGAGCATAGTGAGCTTTGCAGTCAGGCCAGGAACACTTTTCTCGATATCCTTGATGCCTGCAGCCGCCAGTCGGAACCGGCTTTCTGCCAGGTTGATCTCTTTACCGAAGGTTGTAATGGTGGCGGTGCTGGCCTTGATGGTTGCGTTGGCATCATCCCAATTGGTCTGTGCCAGGGCCAGCGCTTTACTGCACCGATCGATCTCTGCCTGGGTCGCTTTTACGCCTGCCCGGGCATTATTCAGATTGGTATTTGCCTGAGAAACAGCGTCAGCGGCATTCTGCGTGGTTTTCTGAAGCGCTGTATTCTGACCGGAAAGTTTCTTCACTTCCTGGCAGCTGAGCCTGTACTCTTCCTTCAGAAGATCCAGGTTGCCCCGGGCGGCAATGGTCACAGAGTCATTTTCGCCCAAGGTAGCGCTGTAATGCCGCACTTGTTCAGCGGCAGCAGCCACCTGTTGCTTGAGTGCGCTCTGTGCTTCCCTTGCCGTTTGCAGCCGTGCTGCATAGTCATTCTGCCGGGTATAGCATTCCTGCAGCTTTGCATTGGCAGCGGTCAGGGCGCGTTCATATTGCCCGACAGCGTTCTCCTGAAGCAGCAACCGCTGCTGCAGCGTCGAAAGCTTGGACGATAGGCCCGTGGCGGTGGCCTCGAAGTTCTCGACGCCTGCGGCTGCCAGACGGAACTTGCTTTCCGCTTCTTGGATTTGCTTGTTAACGGATCGGATGTTTCGAGTAAAGTTGTCCGTCTGCAATGACAGCGATACAACTAGGTCACGAAGCGCCTCGCTCAAGGGATTCACCTGCCTTTCGGGTAAAATAAAAAGCCGTCATGTTACGGCTTGAGATTGCCCCAGACCTCATCGATGTACTTGCGCTGGGGCTGCTTTTTCACATGTTCCTTCTTGGCGTTCCAGGCACGGATTCGAAGAAAGCCCAGCATGTCCATGCGGTCAATCTCATCCATGCGCCAGCCGCCTTCAAGGAGTGAATTGTAGGTGGAATATATGAAATTGGGCAGCGTCAAACCACCGGATTGGTCTCCTGGGTCGTCTGCGCTGCCTTCGTAGGGAATTCGTCAAGCACATGCGTGGTTTGCGTCTGCACGGCCATGAGCGCAAAGGCAATGTCGTGCATCAGGCGATCCACGGGATAGTGATCCAGAATCTCGTCCGGTGTGAATTGGTTACCGAACAGGACACAAAACCACTTGATCATTTCATCCATGGCCTCGCCAATGGACAGGTTCTTGGTATCATCAATTTCTTCGCCTTTCAGCGCAGCGTTGGAAACGGCAACGATTCTGCCATACATCTTGGCGGCAGGCTCCATCTCACGCAGGGCACGACCGGAGATATAGTCCACATGGTATTTCTTATCGCCCAACGTACAAGTGATCATTCTTCGTTCCTCCTATGATTGGGATAACGCAGCAGCGTACCAATGGGGATCAGCACGCTGCTGCGCTGTGGGTTAAGTGTTCGTGAAAGAGGGTTCGTACACGGATGCCAGGAAGGATTCGCCCTGGGCGGCAGTAAACCCATTCTGGCCTTCGTCAGCCACAGCCTGATACTGGCCGTCATGGGTGCGCTTGATGGCAGTCCATTCGATTTCGCCAGTCTGGCGGGTAACAGAAGTGCCTTCCTTGGTCTGATAAGACTCGGTGACAGGCTTTGCGCGAACCTTGAACAGCCAAACATAGCGGTAGGTGCCATCGGACTTTTCAGACTTAAAGCCTACCGCGAAGTACGGGGGCTTATCGGAAGCGCTGCGGATGAGGACGCCGTTGTCGTCGATCTTGTTGCCGAAGATCATCTCCTGGATGGTCAGCGGAATATCGGCCATCTTGGTTTTAAAGGCCAATTCGGGATCCGGATACAGGACGTCAAACTCCACATCATCCGCGTACTGGATATCGGGGTCGGCGTTTTCAGGGGTGATGCTGGCTTCGATGGCACCAGCCATCAGCTGAAGGTCACCATAGGTGTGTTCTGCTTCGGTGTCGGCAGTCAGCGGTGCAATCACCACATTCTTGAGACCGACAGTAGAAGCAACATGAGGAGAAGCAGCGGGAGTCGCCATTTGTCTTTACCTCCTTACAGGTTGTCGATTGCATCCCGCAGCCCTTCGCGGATGATTTCATAGGCTTCATCTGCTCGGGTATCATAAGCGGGACGGATAAAGGGATGGGCTGGAGCGGGAGCCGGGCCGCCATGGCCGTACTCCACAGGGGTGGCATAATAAGCTCCGCGCTCCTTGCGGTGAACGCCAATGGTAATGGATTTACCGCTATATCGCCGTTTGCGAACATTGCCAATGGCAATGGACTCATGAAGATCGCCAGTGATGATCTTGGGATCCCGGGACGCATTGCTCTTCATCTGCTGATGGATGGGCTGCGCCGCTGCTTGCAGAATGCACTTGGCAATCGGTGCACCGGCACCGTCTGCGTCCATGGTGTTCGCCATATTGCCAATGTCCGTCATGAGGGAATCAAAACCGTCTACATTCAGGGGCACGATTACACCTCCTGTCGGTAGCACCATGTCCACTGCACGGTGTACTGCTTGGTGGCTGTATCGTAGGCGGGCTGATTGTAGCCTTTGTCTGACTCTTCCACCATGGAGAACCCGGCAGCATACATGGCGCTGCGGATCTGGTTGGCCATGTCTGTGGGATCCGTGTCACTCCACAGGTTCAGGTACACATAAGTGCGAACCGAGGTAACGCGATCATCCATGTGCGATGCTTCGGTGGTGGTTGTGGAGTAAACCACATACTGAACAGGCGGGTTCTGGTTTGCCGAAGTAGCTCGCCAGATACCCGCCATAACAGGAATATTGAGATGTGCCAGAGCGCTTTGAACCTGTCTCAACCGCTCACCCCCTCGGAAAGGGATGCTTTCAGGCCGAGATAGTCGCCACGGAAACCGTATTCACCCAGCGTGTTGATACGCCACTTCTTATCGCGGAATCGCACCCACATGCCAGGCACGATATCCTCCCGATACCGGATGGTGAAATTAATAACCGCTTCCGTGTTCATCACATCAGCAGAACGATAATGCTGGTTACCGGCATCGGTCACAGCTGACCATACTTTGCAGAACACTACATCCGTAGGCTCCGGATAACCGTTATCGTTTACAACGCTCTCTGTGTACCCAATCTCGACCATGTGTCTGAGGTCACCGGGCCGTGGATTGCTTTCAAAGTTTTTATAACCGCGCAAGGCCCATCACCTCCTTAGAACATTGCGTCAGGGTCGCGGTGGGGATAAAGCAGGTTCTGAAACGCTGTGCGCATAGTGGCGTAAGCAATATTGTCGCTGGGTTCCCGGTTTTCATAATAATGGCTGACCATCAACAGGACAGCTAACCGGACAGACTCCGGGGCATCGTCCGGGAACGCCACGCGACAATAATCCTCCGCTGCCGCTTGCGCTTGGGCAATCAGAGAATCGATATAAGGATCTTCGTCATCGTGCTGAATCCGAAGATGCGTTTTGACTTCATCAACTGTCAGGATCACGTGTCATCACCACTGATGGTATTGACGATGAGACCCGCATTTCGCAGTTCGGAAATGAGATGATTGAAGTCCTCACGCAGGGCGGCAACCGTGGTCGCTTCGCTTTCTTGCACGTTCAGAAGCACCGGTTCGCCAGCGGTCGGGAGATCGAACAGGCCTTCCGCGCCCTCCACCGTAGCACCGGGAAGGAAGGTCAACCTGCCGCCGATGACCCATTCGCTGCCGCCATGGGCGTGATAGTTACGAGCAGTACTCATGGAATACCTCCTTTAGAGAGGGGTGCCACCGCTCAGGCAGCACCCCGGATGATTAAGCCTTGATCTGCAGGCACTTCATGGCTTCGCCCAGGATCAGACGACCGTCCACACGCTGGGTGGCACGGAAGCCCACCTGACCGGTGGCGGCGTACAGTTCGTTCAGGCGCTGGAAGGTGCGACCCTGGCGATCGGCGATCCAGTAGGACTTGAAATCACCGAACAGGAGGGGCTTGCTGCCCGCAGCGATCTCAGGCATGTACACGGAAGTCACCAGGCGATGGTTGAACAGGGTGTCGGGCTGGCCTTCCTTGATGCCAGGCTGCCACAGGTACTGGCCGTTGCCGTCCTTGAGCTTACGCAGCGCCTTGATGGACGAATCGTTGGTCAAGAACACAGAGTTCTTGCGGTACACCGACTTGACGGAATGGATCAGATCCAGGATCTCGTCAGAGGTGAAGGTGGTGCCAGCAGTGGTAACACCGGTGGCAGCGCCATTGGTGGCATGCAGCAGGCCGTAGGGCTTGCCGGAACCATCACCATTGATGAACGCATCCTCTTCCGCAGCGCCAATACGGCGGGCGAACTCGGTGGCGATGTAGCCTTCGATGTCGA